TCGGCGAGTACATGGCGCCGTACCGCGGCAAGTTCGACACCAAGTCCCAGGCCCAGAACCAGCGCGGCAAGCGCAAGGGCCAGAAGATCATCAACAACGTGGCCGGCCGGTCCTTCGGGATTCTGTCCAGCGGCATGATGTCCGGCCTCACCAGTCCAGGCCGCCCCTGGTTCAAGCTGGCGACGCCTGATCCTGACCTGGCCAAATTTACCCCGCACCGCCAATGGCTCGACGCCGTGGGCCGCGCGATGCAGACCCTGTTCGCCAAGTCGAACCTCTACAACGTGCTGCCGAGCATTTATGGCGAGCTCGCCCCCTTCGGTACCGGGTGCCTGCAGGAGGTCGAGGACCCGCAGGCGGTGATCCGCTTCTATCCGTACACCATCGGCGAGTATGGACTGGCGCAGAACAACCGCCTCATCGTGGACACCTTCACCCGCGAATACGCCGACACCGTGCGCAACGTGGTCAACGAATGGGGCACCAGCGACGGCCTATCGACCAAGACCCGGCAGGCCTACAAGGCCGGCAAGCTGGAGGATACGGTCCAGATCATCCATATCATCGAGCCCAACCACGACCGCCGTGCCGGCGGGTTCGGCTATCGGGACATGCCGTTTATCGAGTCCTACTGGGAAGCCACCGGCGATGCGCAGGTGCCGCTGTCGATGAAAGGGCTATCCGAGCGCGCGCTGTTCGCCCCCCGCTGGGACGTCACCGGCAATGATTTGTGGGGCAAGGGCCTGGGCCACGACATTCTGGGCGACGTGAAACAGCTCCAGTTCAAGGAACGTCGCTCGGAGGACGTGCTGGAGAAGCACACCAGCCCGCCCTTGGAGGCAGGCCCGGAGCTCCGCGGCAAGCGTATCAGCCTGCTTGCGGGCGATGTGACGTATACGAACCCGAATTCCACCGGCGGCGCGGCGGTGAAGCCCATCGTGCAGACCCACCCGGCCGCCTACCAGTACGCCACCCAGAATATCGAGGTCATGGAACGGCGCATCCGGTCAGCCTGCTACGAAGACCTGTTCTTGATGCTGGCCAACGACACGCGCAGCGGCATCACCGCGCGCGAAGTCGAGGAGCGTCACCAGGAGAAGATGCTTGTGCTGGGTCCGGTGCTGGAGCGCCTGAACGAGGAGCTGCTGGACCCGATCATCGATCGCACGTTCGCCATCATGCAGCGCCGTAGCGTGCCCTTCTGGAAGGGCATGATCGACGGGAACCCGCTGATCCCACCGCCGCCCAAGGGGCTGGAGAACGAGGCCCTGTCCGTCGAGTACACCTCGATACTGGCCCAGGCGGCGCGCGCGACCAACACCCGCGGCATCGAAGCCTTCGGAATGTTCGTGGCCAACATCGGTGGCGTATGGCCCGAGGCCCTGGACAAGGTCAACGTGGACGCCATGGTCGATGAATACGCCGATGCGCAGGGCGTACCGGCCAGCATCGTGGCCACCGATGATCAGATTGCAGAGAAGCGCGCGGCCAAGGCCCAGCAGCAGAAGGCCCAGCAGTTCGCCGCGATGGCGCCGGCGCTCAAAGACACCGCTGATGCAATGGCAACCGCAGGACAGGCCGTCCCCAAGGAAGGTAGCGCCCTGGCCAACATCGCCGAGCAAGCCGGACAAGCAGGCGGCACGCCTGGCCTTGCCGTTCCACTGGGAGCCTGACGGACATGGGTAAGACCAACAACCGGGAAAGCGTCCAGGCGAGCAAGGTCAGGGAGGACGGACAACGTAAAACGGAGCTGGACGCGGTCAGGCAATTGATGTCTACTCCGCCGGGACGGTTCATGGCATGGCGATTGCTGGATGCGACGGGTATCAATCGGCGATTTCCCTATACCCCCAATGCGATGAACTTGGCCCATGACGTCGGTACCCGGGAAATGGGGGAATGGCTGCTCGAGGAGATCCGTGAAGCCTGCCCAGAATTGGAATTGGTAATGCGTAACGAACACCTCCAGCGCGAGAAACGCGCTCAACTACAAGAGGCAGTCGACAATGAGTAACGAAAACACGCCATCGGGAACTCCAGCAGCACCGGCCGCCAATGCGGGTGCAGGTGGGTCAGGTCCGGCGGCGGGCGAAGGCGGAGCAGCAGGCGACGGCCAGAGCGGAACCCCCGCTCCTGGGTCCGAAGCGGGCGAAGCTGGAGCAGGCGGTGCGGGTGGCGAACCCGCAGGTGGAGAACCAGCCAAGCCGGCAGGCGAGGGTGGGGAACCAGCTGCAGGGGAAGCTGCTGATGGGAAGGAAGGCGATACGCCGACCGAATTGGTACTCCCGGAAGGGGTCGAGGTCAGCGCCGAATGGCGCGCAGAGCTCACCACCCTATCGGAAACGATCGACAAGCTGCCACCGCTGGCTCGCCAGCAGGCCATTGTCGATGCAGGTATCAAGTTCCGGGCGGAGATCGAGGCCCAACTCGCCGGCGACACCAACGAACGCATCGCGCAGTGGGCCGTAGACGCGAAAGCGGATCCGGTCATTGGGGGCGCGAACTTCGACCAGAACCTGATGGTGGCGCAGACCGCGTTCGCCAAATATGGGGACCCGGAGCTCAAGTCCTTCCTGGTCGATTCTGGCCTTGGTAACCATCCGGCGCTGCTGCGCTGGGCTTACAAAGTCGGCAAGGCCGACAGTGAGCACCAAGGCGTGTCGGGATTGGGCCGGGAAGTGCCGCCACCGCCTGCGAACTCGGAAGCAGCCCAGGCTGAACGCATGGCCGCTGCCGCAAGCAAGCCCACCCGCAAGCAATTGCCCACACCCACAACCTGACCCAACTGGAGTAAGAAATGGCCACTCTCGGCGCAAACTATCCCACCCTGCTGGAAGTCTCCAAGGAATTCGGCGTCAACGGCGAACCGTTGCCCGTCGCGGAGCTTCTGACCCAGAACAATGACGCCCTGGACGATATCCCCTGGTTCCAGGCCAACAGCACCGGCGGGCACCGAATCTCGGTCGATTCCGGCCTGCCCGATGCGGTATACCGCAAGCTCAACGCCGGTATCCTGCCTTCGAAGGGCACCAGCACCGACGTAACCGAGTCCATGGGCTCGCTGACGTCGCTGGGCAAGGTGGACGCCCTGCTCGCTCGCCTGTCCGGCAACGAGTCGGTTTACCGCCTGCGCAAGAACCGCAAGCACATGGAAGCGATGAACCAGAAGTTCATGGCCACCCTGCTGTACGGCGACACCAACACCCTACCGGAATCGTTCCTTGGCCTGATGCCGCGTTACAGCGACATCGGCGTGGGCTCGCCGGAGAACAGCCGCAACATCATCGACGCAGGCGGCACCGGCACTGACAATATGTCCATCCTGCTGGTTTCGTGGGGCGCCGGCTCGGTGTACGGAATCTTCCCGAACGGCACCCAGGCTGGCTTGGTCCACGAGGACTATGGTCTGGAACTGTGCTTGGCGCCCGATGGCGTAGGCGAGCTGCCTATGTTCCGCGACTGGTTCGAGTGGAACGGCGGCATCGCGGTCGAGGACTGGCGGAACATCGTTCGCATCTGCAACATCGATTCGAGCGACCTGACCAAGAACGCGGCCACCGGTGCGGATCTCATCGACCTGATGGTGCAGGCGGACGAATTGATCGGCGACGGCGCCGGCAATAAGGTCTGGTATGTGCCGGGCCGCGTGCGTTCGTTCCTGCGTCGCCAGATCACCAACCGCAACAACGTCAACATCACCATGGACGAGGTTGCAGGTCGTCGGGTGGTCCACTTTGCGGGCGCTCCAGTGCGCAAGATCGACCGCATGCTCACCACTGAGGCCCGCGTCGTCTAAGACTCGGCTATCCCATCGGCAGGGCCCAATCCTGGGTCCCTCCAACTCGATAAGGAAAAAGAATCATGTTCCTCGATAAGCAAAACGAGTTCTCGGATAGCCAGGTCGTTACCGCGACCGCTATCTCCACCAACGTCATCGACACCCTCGCCGGTGCCAACAGCTTCGGCAACGTCATCGCTAACTTGGGTGGCTTTGCCGGCTCCTGCTTCCTGGTTGTGCAGATCGATGTCGCCTTTGCCGGCGGCACCTCCCTGCAGTTCAGCCTGGAATCGGACAGCACCGCCAACCTGGCCACCTCACCCACCGTGCATTTCCAGTCTGCCGCGATCCCGCTGGCCAGCCTGACGCCGGCGGGCAAGACCTTGGGCGTGATACCGCTGCCGTATGGCGACTACGAGAAATA